AGGTCGAGCACTATCGCGGCGAAATTCAGGACAAAGGGCTGACGTTCAAACTCAAGGCCCGTGCACAAGCGGAAGAACTCCTGACAACTTCTTGGGTGCTGATTCACGACCCCGCCGTATCCCCCGCAGTTAAAGCAGACCTCATCAAGTCCACAGTTAAGTGGGCTGGACTCGAACCAAAGAACGATGCCGTTGCCGAAGGCGGCACTGGCGGCGTGCGCATCACCATCAATCTGGGTGGACAACGCCATGAAACGCAAGTGATTGAGAACGAGGTGACCGATGTCGCTGCCATCGAGCATACTGAGTAGATTCGACGAAGAATATGAGGGGTTGAAGATGGCGCGGTTTACTAGCGCCAGCGAAGCACATAATATGGAGACCAACCTCAAGTGGTTGAACAAGTCTTACAAGACTAAGATTGTCAAACACAAGAGGCGGGGGCGAGAGTTTCTCGTTATGATTGTTGAACCATTTGTACAAGGAGATTGACATGGAAGGTTACATCGGAGAAGTACGCGAGTTTGCTGGCAGTTTTGCACCTAAGAACTGGGCGTCGTGCGACGGACAGACTATCAACATTCGGGACTACACCCCGCTGTACGCCATCATCGGTACGATGTACGGCGGAGACGGCGTTACCAACTACAAACTCCCTGACTGGCGTCCGACCAACGAGCACGGCACGAAAGTCCACGGGTGGGAAATTGGACAGCCTAGCAAAATCATTTGCATCATGGGCATCTTCCCTGACCGTCCGTAATGGCACTGGATATTAACTATACACCGCCGCCAACTGGCGAGCGGTTTATGGAGTCAGACGCGAAGATGCGCGTTCTGATGGGGCCGGTCGGCTCAGGGAAATCTGTAACTTCCTCGTTTGAGATTATCAGACGGGCGTCGATGCAGGTTCCCAACCAGCAAGGAATTCGCAAGACACGGGCAGCCATCGTCCGTGAAACTGCAAGGCAGTTGCAAGATACAACCATCAAGACATTCTTGGATTGGTTTCCACCGGGGCAGTGCGGTGACTACATGCGCACGACCAAGACCTACTTCTTCAAGGTGGGCGACATCGAGTGTGAAATCATGTTCCGTGCGTTGGACGACGCAGACGACGTTGCCAACTTGAACTCGTTGGAGTTATCGTTCGCATGGTTCAACGAGTGCAGAGACATCCACCCCGACATTGTTGACGCGATGTCTAAACGTATTGGGCGATTCCCGTCTGCCAAAGACGGAGGCCCGACGTGGCACGGGATGTGGGGCGACACCAACCCTCCGACGATGGACACTTGGTGGTATTACCAGATGGAAGGCTTAGACCCCAAAGATGGCGTATCTCCAAATGACAACGGGTGGGCAGTATTCAAACAGCCGTCCGGTCGCTCGGCTTTTGCAGAAAACGTCGAGAACCTGCCAGACGGATACTACGATACCCAAGGTCGTAGTGAAGAATACGTTCGGGTTTACATCGACGGAGAGTATGGTCTGTCCTCGGCTGGTATGCCAGTCTACAAGTATTTCAGGCCGGACTACCATATGGCTAAGCAGAGACTTCGCTATATCAACAATGGGGTTCGACCCATTGTTATTGGGATGGACTTGGGACTTACCCCAGCCGCTGTCATCGGACAGCAAGACCCTCGTGGTCGCGCCCTGATACTTGGCGAGTGTGTATCGTTTGACATGGGTATCCAGCGGTTCATCCGCACGATGCTCAAGCCGTTACTTTACGAGAAGTTTCCCGGCGCACCAGTAATAGTCGTCACCGACCCTGCGGGTGTACAGCGGGCGCAGACCGATGAACGCTCGGCAGTGGACATCATCAAGGCGGAAGGTCTAAGGGTTTTCCCTGCTAAGACCAACAATGTCTCGGCACGTATCAACGCGGTCGATGATTTCCTTATGCGTCAAGTTGACGGCGACCCAGCCTTCATTGTTACCCCCGAGTGCACACAACTCAAAGCAGCGATGATGGGTGGGTATCGCTACAAGCCCAAAGGCGACGGGGACATTGACAAGAACAAACACTCGCACGTTGCCGAAGCACTACAGTACTTGATGCTGCACATCTCCACTGTTGGAGAGGGTACACATCTACCACAGCGGCGAGAAATAAAACCTGTTTCATCCGTTGGATGGACGTGATATACTAGGTGCACTGCTTGCAGCAGTTGTCACCTCGGCTGAACCTCCTTCACCAGCCGTTTACCCCCCTTGACATGTAATAGTGGCAAGGGGGTTTCTTTTTTCTTGACTGCCTGTATACTTGTTGCTATAACCATCCTACAATATCTAGTAGGCAGGAGGCCACATGAAGATTAACCAGAAGGCAAAACCGTTCACTGTCATGTCCACCAATCCAAAGATGGACACCAGTGGTATGGCAGGTAAACCTAGACCGATGGAAGTGTACGCGTATACTCCACCACCGATGTCTATTGAAGATATGCTTGAAGTGCAAGAGCACAAAACCAGTAAGAAACCAGAGATGGATGACTGACAATGGCTGGACTTAACTTCCTACGCGTCGTAAGTAATACAGATATTGCTCGTCAAGAGCAAGAGGCTGCTGACAAAGCGTTGGCTGAACGCCAGAATCAACCTATGATTCTTGGTTTGGCCTCGTACTTGCGGGGTTGCTGGGATGTTGCACAGCAAGCAAAGAAGCCTATCGAGAACAAAATGCTCGTTGCACTACGCCAACGTAACGGCGAGTACGAAGCATCGAAGTTAAAACAGATTCAATCGCAGGGCGGGTCTGATATTTTCATGATGATTACCGAAGTCAAGTGCCGCGCAGCGGAATCTTGGCTCCGTGACATCCTTTTGGACACTGGAACTCCCCCTTGGGACATCGTTCCGACTCCAATTCCTGACCTTTCGCCCATCCAGCGCAAGGAAATTCAGGACATTTTCGCCAATTTGGTGTTGAAAATGGTGCAAGAGAACGCTCAAGCACCCTCTCAAGACGAAATGTCGCAGGTTAAGGAGATGGTAAGCCAAGATTACCGCTTCAGAATCATGCAAGACGCACAAACTCGTGCGGATAAGATGAAATTAAAGATTCAAGACCAGTTCGCACAGGGCGGATGGGCAGAATCCTTCAACGATTTCATCACTGACCTCGTAACTTACCCTTGTGCCTTCGTAAAAGGCCCAGTTGTCCGTCGCCAACGCAGGTTGGGATGGAAATTGGACGCTACTGGACGTACAACGGTAGAGCCAACAGAGGTTTTGGCTCCTGAATACGAGCGTGTAGACCCATTCCGTATCTACCCTGAGCCGGGTATCACTCGGATTGAGGATGGCTACCTGTTTGAACACCATCCTCTGACTCGTATGGAGTTGTCAGACCTGATTGGTGTGCCCGGCTACGACGAAGATGCCATTCGCAAGGTACTTGAGATTGGTAACGGTCAATCGTGGATTAGCGAAGACATCGAACTGCAAAAACAAGAGGAAGAACGCAAGTACTACTCTTACATGCGCCCAACTGAAGTGTTTGATGCGCTAGAGTTTTGGGGTAAGGTCTCCGGAAAAATGCTTATCGAGTGGGGTATGAATGAGGAAGAAGTTCCTGATGATGCCCGTGAGTACGATGCAAACGTCTGGATGGTCGGGAACTACGTGATTAAAGCGGTTCTCAATTACGACCCTCTCGGAGAGAAGCCTTACGCAAAAACGTCTTTCATCAAGTGCCCCGGCGCTTTCTGGGGTAAAGGTATCCCTGAAATCATTGAAGATGTCCAGAATGTTTGTAACGCTTCTGCTCGTGCACTCGTTAACAACATGGGCATTTCTTCAGGGCCACAAGTTGAAGTAAACCTTGAGCGTATACCCCCCAATGAGGACATCACGCAGATGCACCCTTGGAAGATATGGCAGGTCACGAACGACCCGATGGGTTCGAGTTCGCCTGCTGTGCGCTTCACGCAGCCTGACGACAACGCTCAGACGCTGATGGCGGTGTACGACAAGTTTGCTCGTTTGGCAGATGACCACTCTGGTATCCCTGCCTACTTGTATGGTGACTTGAATGTACAAGGTGCTGGTCGCACATCATCTGGCTTGTCCATGTTGATGGGTGCGGCAGGTAAAGGTATTCGTCAGGTCGTCGGTCATATTGACGGCGACGTAATCAAACCTATTGTCCATCGTCAGTTCGTGTACAACATGCGCTATGACGAGGATGAAACAATCAAAGGCGACGCACAAGTGCTCGCCAAAGGCGCAATCAACTTGGCTGTCAAAGAGACTGTCAATGTGCGCCGCATCGAGTTCCTCAACGCAACCGCCAATCAGGTCGATATGGAAATTGTCGGCAAGGATGGTAGGGCAGCGATTCTTCGTGAAATCGCCAAAGGGTTGCAAATGCCTGTGGATGACATCATCCCATCTCGGGAAAAAGCCGGGTATGCGGCGCGTCTTAAGTCTCAAGCAGAGGCCGTTGCTGCACAACAGCAACCCCCTCAGGGCGGCGCACCGCAACTCCCAGATGGCTCGCCCAAAGGTGGGATGGAGGGAAACACAGTCAGTAATCGTGTGAGTGGGAGAGCGGCATGATAAAGCCTGACCCCAAAGTAGTTCACGCTCTTGGCGCATGTATTCGCCAGTATCCAGAGATTCTGGACTGGCTCAAGACATGGCGCTATCACGAGTTGGAACAACTACCTCTCGCGGTAAACAACATGGCACTTTCGCAGGGGCGGTGTCAAGTGTTGGGTGAACTGTATAAGTTCGCCAAAGAGTCCCCTGAACTAGCGGCAAAGTCCAAATGACTCGCCGTCTAATCACGCATACCGATAGGAGCGTTTAATCATGGCACTTCCAGAGCAAATTCGCAAACAGACCGAGGCAGTACAGGAGTTGTACAAGCAAATCAACGGTGATGACAACAATGGCGAGGGGCAACAGCCGTCCGCCGATGGCAATGCGTCGTCTACCGAACAACACCAGACCGCCGACGAGAACTCTGCAACGAACGATGCTACTCAGTCATCTGTCAATGAGCAAACAGCAGATGATGAAAAAGGTTCTGAAGACAATACCGTCGTACAGAAATACAAGACCCTCCAAGGGATGTATAACGCTGAGGTTCCTCGCCTGCACTCGCAGAACAAAGAACTTCAATCACGTTTACAAAGCATGGAGCAGTTGCTGGCAACGATGTCAGCGCAGCAATCTAATCGGAACAATCAAGTCGCAGATGTGCCTTTGATTACCGACCGTGACCAAGAGGAGTACGGTGAGTCGCTTGACGTTATGCGTCGTGTGACACGCGAAGAACTCATCCCAGTTGCGCAGAAGATTGTGGCGTTGGAGCGAATGATTCAGCAGATGCACGCAAATGTTGTTCCGCAAGTACAGAACTTGGCTCATCGCCAAGCGCAGTCTACGGAGCAAAACTTCTGGGCGCAGTTGACAGACTTCGTACCTGATTGGCGTTCTATCAATGACAACCCTGACTTCCAGTCTTGGCTGTTGCAGGTAGACCCCTTGACCGGTGTGACCCGTCAAACCATCCTAGAAGATGCGCAAAAGAGTCTTGATGTTTTCCGTGTAGGTAACTTCTTCAAATCTTGGCTTGAGTTCACTGGACAAGCCAATGTTGCTCAGACAAACCGTCGGACAGCGACTGCTTCCGAGTTGGAGAAACAAGTAGCACCGGGTCGTTCCCGTAATACTGGTACTCCGACAGGAACAAGCGCCAAGAGTTATTCACCTGATGACATCAAAATCTTCTTCAACGATGTGAGGTCAGGTAAATACAAAGGGCGTGAGGCAGAGCGTGACCGAATTGAACGTGACATTTTCGCTGCACAGCGAGAAGGTCGCATACTTGTTAACGCTTGATTAGAGGAGTTTCATCATGGCATATCCAAACGCCGCTGGCCGCCCCCAGTATTCGGGCAATTTCATTCCCGAGATTTGGTCGGGCAAACTGATTGAGAATTTCTACGACGCCACTGTGCTCGCAGCAATCTCTAACACTGACTACGAAGGTGAGATTCGTCAGTACGGTGATACGGTCAACATCCGTACCACTCCTGAAATCACCATTCGCACTTACACCAAGGGTCAAACTCTACAAGTAGAGAACCCTGACAAGCCTAAGTTGCAATTGCTCATCGACAAAGGCGAGTACTTTTCTTGCATCGAAGACGATGTGGACAAAGTTCAATCTGACATCGCATTGATGGACACTTGGTCTAAAGACGCTTCTGAGCGTATGAAGATTAAGATTGACCAACGCGTGTTGACTGACCTGTTGCCGGACATTGCTTCGACCAACAAAGGTGCATCCGCTGGTCGTATCACTGGCAACATCGACTTGGGTACAACTGGTTCCCCAATCGCTATCTCTAAGACCAACGTGTTGGATTACATCGTTGACTTGGGTACTGTGTTGGACGAAGCCAATGCTCCTGAGGCTGGTCGCTTCTTGGTTATTCCTGCAAAGATGGCAGGCATGATTAAGAAATCTGACTTGAAGGATGCTTCTATTACTGGTGACAGCATGTCTGTTATCCGTAATGGTCGTTTGGGCATGATTGACCGTTTCACCATCTACATGAGCCACAACCTGTCCGTTTCTAGCGGCAAGTTCAGCCTCATCGCTGGTCACAAAATGGGCTTCACTTTTGCCTCACAAATGACCAACATGGAAACCATTCGCTCTGAGTCAACCTTCGGTAATATCGTCCGTGGTCTTCAAGTTTATGGTTACAAAGTCGTTAAGCCTGAGGCTCTGGCCCAAGGCATCGTGACTTTGGCTTAATCAACATTTAACAGGAGATTTGTAACATGGCTACATATACCGACTCTCTGGGCTTTAATAAAGGCTCAGCCGCCCTTCCCGCAAATGCGCTTGACAAAGTGCATCTGGTGGAGATGGTTCTTGACTTCCCGAAAATCATTGCTGCACGTTCTGCTGCTGGTGCTACCGCACTGGCTGCATCTGATGTGTTGGAAGTGATTCCTGTACCTGCTGGCACTTTGGTGACCAACGTAGGTATGGTGGTTACTACCGCCGCTGGCGTGACTAGCACCATCGCAATCGGTGACGGCTCTGCCGCCGCTGGTTACTTGGCTGCAACTTCAGCGAACGCAACTGGTACTTCTGGCGGCGTTCCTGTGTTGTCGTCTGGCGCTTTTGCTCCTACCTTGAGTGGTGGCAAAGTGTACGCTGCTGCTGACACTATCGACATCACGATTGGTACTGCTGTACCAGCCGCTGCTGTTGTGCGTGTCTTTGCATTGTTCACAGACATCAACTAAAAGTCGGGGGGCTTCGGCCCCCCTTCTTACATAGGAAAACAATATGGCAAAACGTGAACCACAAGCAATACATACAAACACCGATGTATTGATGAACACTGGCCCTGCGCGGCTTATTGGTGTGCTGTACACCTCTGGTGGAGGTTCGCTAGACCATATCAATTTTTACGACAATACCTCTGCGTCTGGTACGGTAAGACTTGAACTTGATACTACTAAGCAAGGTGTTGTTACTTGGAATCTTCCCGAAGGCGGGTTGATATTTACCAACGGAATTTACTGTGATATTGGCGGGGCATCGTCAGTCACCGCAATCATTGTTCAGTAATCATGGCTACCAAAGACCCACGATTAGAGCGAGCAGGAGTGTCAGGCTATAACCAGCCTAAGCGCACTCCTAATCACCCGACAAAAAGTCACGTTGTTGTGGCAAAGTCTGGTACTGAAGTGAAGACCATTCGATTTGGTCAACAGGGTGTTTCAGGTTCACCAAAGAAGCAAGGTGAGTCTGAGGCGTATCAGAATCGGCGTGAGTCGTTCAAAGCACGGCACGCTAAAAATATTGCCAAAGGCAAAATGTCTGCGGCATACTGGGCGGACAAGGTGAAATGGTGAAACAAGTTTGGGACAAACCAAGACCTAAAGGACTCGGTAAATCGAAGCCTTTAACGCCTGAGCAGAAAGCAAAGGCAAAAGCAGCGGCTAAGAAAGCGGGGCGTAAATACCCGAACTTGGTCGATAATATGAGAGCGGCAACTAAGTAAGGAGTATTGCATGGCACGATTTCTACGAAATAAAAATGATGGCTTCATCTACGACTGGAGTCCTATCCTTGCAGAGAATCCTCTGTGTGAGGAAGTGACTGAGGAAGAAGCCTTCCCTGAAAAGTTCATCCCTAAGAAACAAAAGGGTCGCAAGACTGGATTGACTTTGGAAACTGAAAGCGTTCCTGAGGAACCTGAGTACGTGAACGAAGACGTTAACGCTGACGCATCTAAGGACTTACCC